ACGTACCGCGCCCCCGCTGCAAACCGCCGATGCGGGCCTGCCCAAGCCTTCGGGCAGCAGCGGCCGCCGCACCATTTTGGAACAAGAACTGGCCAACGAACAACAGGCTTTGGCATCGGCACAAAACGAACTGAGTGCCGCCCGTGCGCAGAAAAACCAAAACCGCGCCAGCCAGCTCACGGCCAACATCCAAGACCGCCGTCAAAATATCCAAGCCCTGCAGCGCGAATTGAGCCGGATGTAGGCTGCCCGAATCCGAATGTAGAAAATCCTGAAACCCGTTGCCGGTTTCAGGATTTTTCTTTTCATATCGCTTTTATCGCTTTTTCAGACGGCCTCCTGCGTGGATCAGGCCGTCTGATGAAACCCAATGAGATAAATATAACCCCTCTCGTAATATTCTTGACACAACACACAGCGCGTACAGCCTTGGACGGCTTTTTGCCTGGCTTCAGGTATCGGGCTGCCGCAATCTTCACAGTGGCTCAGGCTGACGGAATGTTGAGGTTTGGTTTGATGTTTGGATAAAGCCTCGCTCAAAAAGACGGCTTCGTATTCGGCGGCTTGGTCGGCAAAATCAGTCATCTTTCAGACGGCCTTTCGAATACCACGCCTGCCAGCCGGAGATTTGCACTTCCAGCTTTTGGCAGTATTCACCATAGCGGATAACGTGGTTTAAAAGTTGTTCGGGTGAGCCGCCGGTCGGACGCTCGGGGCGTTCGTATTTGACCAGCAGCCCGGAAGATACGGGCGGCAAAACAGCCGCCTCCACGGTTTTAATCGGTGTATCCGAAGGCGCGTTTGTAGAGGTGCAGGCTGTTAGGGCCGATACCGTTAAAGCTGCTGCCGTCTTTATCCACTGCTGCACGGGTTTGCTCCTGTAAGGTGTTGCGGGATTTCTCCAATTCGGCCTGTGCCTCGGCCAACTCTTTGCTTTGTCGTTGCGATAAGTCATACCAATGTTGCTTTTCAGCCGCCGCTGCAGCCAGCTTCTCGCCGTATGCCTGCTCGGCAGCCAAACGTTGCGCCGTATGGATCAGCTGCATCTGCGTCGTCTCCGCCGTGCAGGTATGTTTGGCACGAACGTAGCCTGCACCATATGTGCCGCCCAGTAATACGGCGGCGAGCAATGCGGCCGGCCATGCCTTAATCACCGCCCACATTTTCGCCTCCTTCGCGCCGCTTGATTTCCGCTACTTGCGGAATGACTGACAGGCCGCGCTTAATCAGGGCATAACCGCCGACCATTGCGCCGTATGCCCACCAAAGCCATTCGGGGGCATCGGCTGTCTGCATAAATTTGAAGGTCATCGTGCCGGCGGCAACATTGGCCCAGAGTTTGGTGTGGCTGATATTTCCCGTGGCCGGATTGGAGACCAAGCCGGAAAGCCATTTGAAGAATCTCATTTTTATTTCCGTCGTATGGGCCGGCCGGCTGAAAAACACCTTTGGGATTAGGCAATCGTTTTTCAGACGGCCTGAAATTTAATCGGTATTGTCCGCTGCTGCGTGAATCAGGTTTTGCGCCACACGGCGTACCCAACCCTTGCCGAAAGACGTGAACGTGCCGAGCTTGGTATTGCGGTACGCTTGGTGATGCCCCAGTTGGTTTCGCCGCCGGGGTCTTGAGGGTGATTGACGTAACCGCCCTCGTGGGAGAGGACGCGTTCGATGAATTGGGTGAATTTGTCTGACATGGAAAAATCCCTGTATTGAGGTTGAAATCAATACAGGGATTGTAGGAAAGGCCGTCTGAGGGGGCTTTTAATGGAGGTTAAAACCCATCTTTAATCGGATTGTTTAGCTCAAAACACAATCGGCAATAAGTTTGTCCAATTTTCGGACATCAATACCTTTAAGCAGATTGACTTTGATGTGTCCGGCGCGGGTCCAAAGTTCCAATTCGGCTGAAAAATCCAAAAAGCCCGCAGCATTTTCACTAGACCACATATTGATATTGGCATAAGGCAACGAATAGATTTCCACTTTTTTCCCGCGCAGGCCTTGTGCATCACGAACAATCAACCGTTTGTCGGTAAAAACGGCACTATCGCGTATGGTTTTATACGCCGCAATGGGCCGTTCTCCTGCGACCAACAGCTCGCCGACATCGGCAGGAATCGGACATTCTTCGGTAAAAGTCCAAGCAAGCAGGGGCGTTAATTCAGCCATAATGTTTCCTTTTATTGAAGTTTTAAAAACGGTATTTTCTCAACGCCTCTTTTCGTGCGGCTTTGAGTGCGTCAAATGCCGCAATCCTTTTTTTCGTATCTTCTGCGGCCATCTTTTTCAATTCAAGTCCTTGGATACCTGCACTACCTGTCCAATGATTTGAATATCGGGGTGTTCCGCCAGTGCCAAGGGCATAGACGGATAGGTTGCGTTGTCGGAAATCAAGAGCAGGTTGCCGTCGATTTGGCGTTGGACACGCTTTACCCATAACACATCGCTGCTGCGGATAACGTAGATATGGCCGTCGCACGGATTGGTTTTGGAGGTGTCGACCAGCAGCGTGTCTTTGCTGCTGATGGTCGGTTCCATGCTGTCGCCGCGTGCGATGACGCAGTTGAGGTCTTTTGCATACAGGCCGCGTGATTTAAGCCAGTCTTTTCTAAACGCCAAATGCCTGGCCGGTTCAGTTACGCCATAGGCAGCCGCACCGTTACCGGCGGAAACTTCTACATCGTACATGGGGATGAAAGAGTAATCGTCTAAAATCGTTGTGTTAATGGAAATATTCTCAATTGGTGCTGTTTCTTTTCCAGTAATCAGCCAATTTGCATCAACATTAAATTTTTGTAGGATTTTTTCCAGCATATCAAATGGCGGGCGTTGCTTGCTGCTCAATACATCATTGATTCTTGAGACTTTTTCACCAATCAAATCAGCAAATTCGCTAATAGTCAAATCTTCTTTTGCAATTATTTTCCGAATATTTCCTGTAAAAATCAAACTCATAGAATAAATCCCTCAATAAAATATAGAAATAGTCTTGCGCTATGGAAATATTCCAAATATACTTGCGCCATCTTTGATACAAGATTGTTTAAATATTTAAACAAGTTGAATTTTAGCACGATAACGAAACAGGAGATATTCCGTGAAAGCAGAAAAAGTAAAAGAAGGTTTCCGAGAGCGCGGTGAAACGATGAAGGATTGGTGCATGGCGCGTGGTTATGACCCGACGTATGTGTCTCGGATTTTGAACGGTACCGTTAAGGCAAATCGGGGGAAAGCGCATCAAATTGCGCTGGAACTCGGACTTAACTCCAAAGCGGCAGATATCGTTAATGTCCTGACCCGCGTGGGCAGTGACATTAAGCAGTTGGGTATGACGGAAAACCAAGGTGCGGCATGGGGCAGTACCTTTTTAAGCATGGGTAAGGCTCCCGAACTTGCAGCTCAGGCAATGAAGGGCATGATCACATCGATGTCAGTCATGAAGGCCGGTGGTGCGAAAAAAGAGCTTGCCGCATTGGGGCTGACTACCAAGGAATTCGCCGCCGCAATGGACAAAGATGCCAATCGTGCAATGCTGAATCTCTTGGATCGGGTCAAACAGCTGCCAAAGGCCGAACAGTTTCCAATGCTGTTGAAGATGTTCGGCCAAAACTATGCCGATGACGCCATGATGTTGGCAAACAATGTCGGTGAGTACAACCGCCAACTGGCGTTGTTGGAGGAACGGGATGCATCGGGAAACTTGAAGTATCTCGGCTCTATGCAGCGTGAATTTGCCAACCGATCCGCAACGACGGCGAACCAAATCCAAATTTTCAAAAACGGGATTTCGGAACTCGGAATCCGGCTGGGCTCGATTGTTTTGCCTGCCGTAAATGATTTTTTAAGCAAATGTATCAAGCTGACAAGCATGATTTCAGACTGGGCGGAAAAGCATCCCGCATTGACGAAAGGGATTGTCGGTACGGCCGCTTCGCTGCTGGCTTTTAAAGTCGGTATGTTTGGTGCGATGGTCATTGCCAACCGGTCTCACGCGGCTTATTTGGCTTTGAAAAGCGGTTTGCTTTCTTTGAAAGCAACGGTTGTTTTAACCAAAACCGTGATGCAAGGCGGTTTGGGGTTGTCGGCCATATCGGGCACCCTGGGCACCGTCATGAGGGGATTTGCCGCCGCCCGAACCGTGATAGCGGGTTTCGGCCTGTCATCACTGGCTGCCTTGTGGCCGGTGGTTTTGGCCGTGGCCGCTGTGGCTGCCGTGGCTTTTGTCATCTATAAATATTGGAAACCCCTGAAAGCCTTCTTTGCCGGATTTTGGGAGGGGCTGACTAAAGGCTTGGAACCGCTGACGCCGCTGTTTGATGCGTTTGTCGGCACATTGAACGGCATTTGGACGGCCGTACAGCCTTATCTGCAACCTGTTTTGGATTGGTTCGGCGACTTTTTCAACCTGACTCAGGCAGGCGAAGGCAACGCCCGCAGCTGGGGGGAGTCGGTCGGCTCGGCTTCGGATTTGCAACAGCGTTTCACAAACCACACCTCATCCTTAGCCGCCTCAATGGCCGCTAACAGTGCCGAACTCTCTGCCGCACGGCAGGGCGCGGCCGCAGCGGGAGGAATAACGGTACATTTTTCGCCGACCATCCATGCGCCGGGCGGTAATCCGCAGCAGATTGAGGCGGCGTTGCAGATGGGTTTGCAAGAGTTTGAAACAATGTTCCGCCGCATGATGGACGACAAAGCACGGAGGGCTTATTGATGTATGCGATGTTGGGCGAGGTACGCTTTGAGCTTTTAAACAGCTTTACATCTTTGGAAACTCAGCATGCCGCCAATTTTGCCAAACATGAGGTCTTGAAAGGCCGCCCGCGCCTGCAGGCCTTGCAAAACGAGCTGACGACGCTGCGTTTTTCGCTCAAACTGCATTGGCGGCTGGGCAATCCCGACACGGCTTATAAGGGTCTGCTGTCGGCTTTGGAAGCGCAGCAGGCAGTGTCTTTGGTCTACGGCAGCGGCCGTTTTGTCGGATGGTTTGTGCTTGAGCGATTGACGGAGCGCACGTTGATTCAGGACGCGCAAGGCCGGACGGCGGCGCGTGAATTGGATGTGGAGCTGACCCAGTTTGTCGGCGAAACCAACCGCTGGGAAGCGGGCATCTACCAGTTGGAAACCTCCGACCCCGTGATGGGCGGCCCCAACGGCATCGACAACCGCGCACCGCGCGAACTGGCCAACCGCACCCTGTGGCTGAAAACCGAACTGGCCAAAGCCGTTGCCCAGATTGGTGAAAATAAAACCGAGGCGGCGCAGGCTTACGCCTTAAAAACAGTCCAAATTACCGCAGGTGCAGGCCTGACGGGCGGCGGCACGCTGGCGGCCAACCGCACCATCTCCCTGGGGCAGCCTGCTGACCTGACCGAAACCAGCGAGAGCGTGGCCGTCAGCAATACCCACAGCCACAAACTGCCCCGTGCCTCATCTACCGCGCGCGGCATAGTCAGAGTGGCCAATACGCTGACCGGCACGGCGACGGATGATGCCTTGTCGGCCGCGATGGGGAAAAAACTGGCCGATGAAAAGTTGGGCAACAGTGGCGACCAAACCATTACCGACGGCACATTGACAATCGGCCGCGCGAACACGTGGAATAAAATTATCATGCCGTCCGGACGGGGTAATTGGATATTTGAAGCCAACCCCGCTGCCGCCGAAGCAGTGGCCGACAGCATCCGATTTAACTTTAAGTTCGAAGAGCCCGGCAAAAAAGCAAAAGTTTTGCGCTTCCATCAGATTGGCGCGGCGGGCGAGACGGTGGCCTACCAAAGCTGGGTGGCCGCAAAAGCGGCAGAAGCGGCAGCGGGAAAAGCAGACACCAAAAAACTGACCGACGAAGACCTCAACAGCATTACGACCCCTGGCTTATACGGGCAAGTGTTAAACGTAAACGCCACCACAGAGCGCAATTATCCCGTGCAAAAAGCAGGCAGCCTGTTGAGTCTGCCCTCGGCATATAACAGCGACGCCGAACTGGCATCGCATCAGATTTATATCCCGTTCGACGTTGATGAAATATGGCGGCGCGGCAAGCGCAACGGCAGCCGCTGGACTGAGTGGGCAAAAATCACCGTATCGTCCGCAGAGCTGACTGCTGCTGTCGAATCGTCCGTGCCATCCGGTGCGGTAATGCACTTTGCCATGCAGTCCGCACCCACAGGCTGGCTGAAGGCCGACGGTTCGGCAGTTTCGCGCACACAGTATCCCGCCCTGTTTGCGGCCATCGGCACGACGTTTGGCGTAGGCGACGGTCGCACCACCTTCAATCTGCCCGACCTGCGCGGTGAGTTTGTGCGCGGCTGGGATGACAGCCGGGGAGTAGATCGAGGCCGTGCGTTCGGTTCATGGCAGGGCGATGAACTGAAAGCACACACGCACGGCGGAGTGGCTGCAAGCGGCGCGGATACGGATAGGGGTACGATGCCTTCAAGTTTTTCAATTGACGGGACAGGTCAGACCGCCTCCACTGGCGGCGCGGAAACCCGCCCGCGCAATATCGCCCTCTTGGCCTGTATCAAAATATAGGGGATGCGGCATGAATACATCAACAGGCCGTCTGAAAACGGTGGCGGCCTACGCCAAATCCGTCGGCATTGCCGCCGACCAACTGATTAACGCCGTCTTGGGCGGCCGGCCGTCTGAAACCCTGTCCGTCCGCGCCTACCGCCTCGGCGTGTTGGATGGCCGGACAGGTTGGCGGCGCGTCGTTTGGTTCATCAACACACTGTTTTGGTGGCAAAAAAACCATTGCCGGGGCGCATACGCCGCCGCCGTCAACCGATGCACATACAAAAATAAAAACCCTGCCGACGTATGGCAGGGCGGAATCCACAAACGATAAAACGGCTGCGCGGCGGTGTTGTCCGCACCGTGCTCCGCGCCAGCCTCAGCAGCGATAGCCTGCATCAGCCTTTTTTACCGTCCCCTGCAGGGGAGGCGGAATCATGTTGTCCATTAACGACCATCCGGACATCAGGAACTTGTTCAAAGACTTCCGCATTGCCCAGTTTGAACTGGCCTATTCCATCGGCAGGAGCAAAACCGGCAAGACAAGCGGCGAGCTGGCCATATGCAATTGGTAAATAAAAAAGCGACGGCAACGTCGCTTTTATAAAAAAGTGAAAAAAGGTTGCAGATAGTGCAACAAAAAACAAAACGGATTTTCTCAAGAATCAGCGCAGTTTTTCGCAGGCCGCTTCAGTCTGAAAGCTGTTACGCCAATTCAAATTCCCGTTTCATACGTTCTTGTTCGTTGAACAGGCAGATGCACAAAGCCGAACAATCATACGGTTCCCAGCCGTTTTAAGCGGCAAAATCAAAAAGAGCCTGCGACAAGCCGGCGTTGTCGTTTTTATCGGCAAACCGAGCTTACAGCCTTTCGGCGGCAACCGGTTCGGGAGTGCCGACCGGCATCACGCCGCAACCGTTGGCCAAATCCAAAGGAAACGGCAAAGGAAGGGAGAAATAAATTTTGCCGTCCCAATCCTCCAAGGCCGGCTGCCCGCCGCTCACGGTAAAAAAGCATCCGTGCCAAACAAGGCAAATATATTTTCATGTTCGCTTTCAACTTTGCAACCTGCAAATGCCTGATGAAAATCTGCCAAAAAATTGTCTTTGACGTTATCAAACAAAATCAATGTGTCGGGCGATGTTTGCAACAGATAAGGCTGCTTCATGGTTCAATCTTTCACGGTTCAGCAAAATTCACATCACTTTAACGGATTTTTCCCGTTCATCCTTCATTTTCAGACGGCCTCTGCATATAAGGCCGTCTGAAAGCCTTATCTCCCGGCATCGGGATGAAACGGAATGGGGTCGGGAATCTTGTTTAAATCATAAACATCAAAATCAATCACCTGTTCCTTTTCGTTCCATCTCAGCTTGCGCGACGGCGAGGAATGTTCGGCCAAAACTTTATCCAGGGCGGCGCGGCGGCTTGCTGCGGGCAGGCGGTATAAGGCCAGTGCCGCGTTAAAGGCGCGCTGCTGCATGGCGGTGTCTTGCAGGCGGGAAACGTATCCGTCAAAAGAAGGCAGGGCGGCGTCGGTGGTCAGGCAGCCTATACTGTTGCCCAGGCACGCCCATTTTTGGGTAAACGTTTTTTCAGACGGCTGCGGCTGCCGCTGCATTTTTTGATCAGCCTTCAAACCAGCGGCGGCTTCAGGTTTGCAGTGGGAGGCATAATTCGACGCGCTTAAGGCGCGGTTGTGTGCCGCATCAAAGCGCGGCAGGAACAATAATGCGAAGTCGGCTGCCCGGATTTGCGGGTCGTCGCTCAAAGCCATAAGTTCCCGCCATTCCGATACCTGCATCATCTGCACACCTTTGCCGTCCAATTTGCGGTACATATTACCCGCTTGGTGGAATTCGTCCTGCATGGCCAAACAAATGCTTTGTTCCTGTTCGTCCAATACATCGAACACGCCGCCGCATTCGGCGGGCAGGCGGGTTGGCGCATAGGGGTTTTTGTGTGGGACAGTGGGGGGCGGGGCGCG